CGCCACAGCCGCGCCGGTGTTGACGCATTGCAGGCGGATACCGCGAACCACCAGCCTGCGGCCCTGAACGGTCGTTGAACCCGCTGGAACCTGATAACTGCCCCAGATGCCGTCCGTCGCAGCCGCAGCCGCAGCGGTGACTGCGCCCTGACCCCCAAGGCCGCCCGGAAGGTTGGCCGTCAGCGCCGTGTTGCTTGGCGCAGCGGCGGTCGGGTTCGTGCTGTTGGCGTAGGTGGCGAGCGAGCCCATAGTGCCGCCGGAAAGGCCCTGATACGAGCCAAACATGCGGTTGCCCGACGTGCTGAGTACGTTGGCGTACTGCGGCCCGCGCACGCTGACGCGGTAGTCCTTGACCAGCGCCTGGGTCGCCGCGCCCGCCGCACCGCCGACGATGGCGTGACGGATCGACCACGGAAGCGAGCGCGACTGGCAAGGGCTGTCTGCACCGGCAGGGGTCGGGATTTCACCGACCTTGAGGTTGTCGATCCAGAAGGTCGTGACGACGTTCGTGATCTGGATCAGGAAGCGGTAAACCCGGTTGTTCGTGTAGGCGAACGTCCCGGTCCCGAGCGCCAGCGGGAACACGCCCGTCGTGGTCTCGACACCCGCGTTGTTGATGACGCCCGACAGGCCCGTCGAGTTCATGCGGAAGTAGACGCCATCCAGCCCGAGGAACGCCGTCGAAGCGCCGCGCTGGAACACGCCGAAGTCGATGACCGTGTTTGAGTTCGGCTGCGCGGAGAACGAAAGCGCCGTCTCGACCACCAGTGTGTTGGTCCCGCCAATCGGGAATTGCGCGAACGAGCCGAACGTCATGCCGGTCGTCGTGGTGGTGATGTTGCCGCTGTTGGTCAGCAGGCCCGCCGCGCTCGAGGTGGCCGTGAGCGTCGTGAAAGCGTGCGAGAACTTGCCGGTATTTTGCGCCGTGTCGGTGAAGGCTTCCTGATCCATCAGGAGGTCGAGGCCAACGCGAAGGCGGTAGTCGTCGTCGGTCTCGGGCGCATGGACGTGGCGGACGCCGGTCAGCACGCCGGAATCGTTCTCCGACTGCAACGTCTGGCCCGCGTCAGGACCGCCGCCAAACGAAACGCCGCCAGCGGTATAGCCGGGGGTGATGACGAACGCGTTCTTGTTCGCATCGACCTCCTGCTTTGTGCCGGAGACGCCCCCGGCGAGATTGGTGTCAAGCGCCATGATGTGTCCCTAGTCTGCCCAGACCCAGCGGACGGCGAACGTCCCCTGCATCTTGTGAATTGACCGCGCGTAGATCGTCCCGCCGACACCCGCGTCGGGCGCCGCAGTCAGTGAGAAAAACTGGCCGGCGTAGCGGTGATCCGAGGCCGTGTGATCCGTGGTCGTGTCATCGCCCATGATGAAGGCTTCGATCTTGGAACCCGCGCCAACCGTAGCGTCCGAAAACGCAACCGACGCCTCGTTGCTTCCGGGGAACGCTCCGAAGTCGAGCGTGGCCGTCCCGGTCGGCATCAGGTCACCGTGAGGATGTTGGAACCGAAGTCCACGGTCAGCGTCTCGCCAGAGGCCAGGGTCACGCTTGAGCCGTAGTCCCAGAACGCAATCAGCGGATCGGCAGGGCTGGTCGGGGTGTCGTTGTAAAGCACCGCGTACCTAAGCGGGCCGACCGACCCACCGGACGCCGTGATGACCACATCATTGCCGACCAGCGAATAGACGCCGCTCGACTGCGAGGATGACGTGACGGTCACCGTGGCGCCGCCCGCCGTGTAGCCGTTTCCGCCGGCAATCTCGGTGAGGTTCGCCTTGACGGTGTTCGTCACCAGCGGGGCGGCGTTGGTGAGCATGATCTTGAGCGTGTCCGACCCAAGGTTATGGACGCCGTTTGCACAGTCGGCCACAAACTGATCGAACTTGGTGTAGGTGGCCATGCGCTACCAATCCGCGTTGATGTTGTAACGCATCCCGCCGAGGCGGGTGTAGACGTCCGTCCGAAGCGCCCCGAACACCTGCGCGCGGTCGCGCATCAGTTCGGCCATCGCCTCGCGGAACATGCCGCCCGCCGCCGCCAGCATCTCGGGGTCGCGGAGATACACCGCCGCCTGGGCCTGCGAGCCGTAGAGGTAGGCGTCAGGAGCCCCGACAAGCACCCAATTGGACGTGTTGCTATCGGAGAGCGCCGGCACGCGGGTGATGTAGGTCAGGGTGGCGTTGTAGGTCGTGTCGGGCGCCGGGTAGAGTTGCGCCTGCGTGCCGACAATCGCGTAATAGCGCGGCCATGAGGTGAACGAGGTGGGAACCTTCTGCGCTGCAATCGTTGCGGTGTCGGTCAGCGATAAGGATTGCGACACCCCGTTCAACACGACAGTCAGGTCAATCGCCTCGGCAAAGTCAGACGGGAGGCTAAAGTACTCCGTCGAGACCGAGGCGTTAGAGACCGACTGCTGATTGCGGTCGCGCAGCATCCGGTTCATCTGCGCTTCGGCGAGCGAGATGAACTCAGGGATGCGCGCGGTCAAATCGCTACGATCAAGCCAATTCGCCAGCGCCGTTTGAAGCTCGGCGTAAGTGGTGATGGCCACTAGATGCCACTACCGACCGACACGGTGATGTTGGCCGTGCTGGACGCCATGATCACCGAGTAATAGAGCGGCGAGTTATTGCCCTCGTTCATCACCGTGAAGCCGACACACTGGCCAGGGGGCAAGGGCTCGTCCGAGGTCGTGGCCGCAACGGAGCTAGACGAACTCCAGGCGATGTAGCCCCAGGTCGTGCCGTCGTTGCACACGCGCATTTGAAACGAGCCGTTCGGGCGCGTCGGGAATTGCGCGGCGGTTGATGCCGAGTTGGTCGCGGCGGTGCGCGTCTTGCCGCCCGCGCGAGGTGAGAACAGGTAGGTCATGCCGAGGTGTCCTCGTGTTTGCTTCCGCCTGGCCTGCGAAGAAGCCATTCGTGAAAATTGCCGGGGTAGGCCGTGCCGTCCGGGCCGTGATGGGTGATCTCAAGGTCAGGCACGATCCAGATGTCGCCCCCGGCTGCGTTCCAGCGCCGCGAAAAGGCGTAATCCTCGCCGTACCAGACGCCCTCGTGGGCGCCGTGATTGAACAGGTCGAAACTCGGGTTATAGCGCGGGCCAAACACCAGTTCGGGATGCAGCCCCATGAGCTTATGAACCACAAACGAGGTGATCTTGAGGAACCCCGCCGGAACCCAATTTGCGTGGATGCAGCCGTCTTCTCGGGTCTTGGGAACACCGGCGTCATCCGTGCGCCAGGTTCCCATGTACTCTTCCGGTTCCTGCTTGAACCGATAGGTGCCGCAGATCACGTCGTCCTTGTAACCTAGCAGGCGGGTCAGTTCGCCGGGCTTCCACGACATGTCGTGGTCAAGGAACATGACCACATCGGCGTCCCAAGTCATCGCCTTGCGTAGCAACCTAGCCCGCGAGTGCGAGATGTAGGCCGACCCGACCTCAAAGGTCATTCCGTGTTCGTAACCCGCCGCGTCGAGGTGCGGGACCTCGGCCTCTACCGCGTCCAGAAACGCCTGATATGGCCGGGTGATGGTCGGGCAACAGAGCGCGACCTTCAAGGCTTTCGGCCCGATCCGAACAGCGTCCAGTGTTCCAACGCCTGGGCTGACACATCCTCAAAGCCTGCCGCCGTCATGGCCTTGGCGAGCGTGGCCGGCACAAAGCCCGAATGGTGCGCCATGTAGGGCGCGTCTTTAATCAGCCGGGACATGCCGTAAAACATATCGAGCCCGCACACCGGACCCGCCGGGGACTCGTACAGAACCTCTTCGTCAGGCTTCACGCCGTCGAGGTTGGGGACCATGATGGCCACGATCCCGCCGGGCTTTAGCACTCGGTGAAACTCGCCCAACGCCACCGGCACTTCGTGCGGGTAGACGTGTTCAAGCGCGTGGCTGGTGTAGAGGATATCAAAGCCGCCTATGTCGCCCATATCAAGCATCGAGGCGACGATATGCGGCCCGACACCGGGGTCGATGTCGAACCGCACCTCGTCATAGTCCGTCAGCCACGAAGGCAACGGGTCACGCCCGCAACCAACGTGAAGAACGGTCGGCACTTAGGCGCCACCCTTGAAGAGACCCAGAGCAATCAGGGTGTTCTGGATTTCGATGATGGCGGCCTTCAGGTCGGTCGTCACGTCCGCCGAGGAGGCGGTGCCAACGAGCGAGGTGGCCTGAGCCGCGCCCGCGCGCTGCGAGATTGCCGTGGTGCCGTAGAAGGCAATCTTCTCGCTGATCCCGGTGCCGAGACCAACGCCGTCCGGGCCGTTGTCGCCCACATAGTTCACAGCCATGAGACTGTCCTTTCTGAATGAAAAGCGGGCGGGACCGAAGCCCCGCCCTAGTCGCCGGAGATCGGCTAGTTGTTGTGGAGACGGGCCGCGAGCTGAGCGCGAAGCGTCTTGTAGCCGTAGAGGACATCCAGACGGCACGGCATGGCGTCATTATTGATGTCGTACTGGCGAACCAGACGCATCGAAATGCCGTCCATGACCTCGCGGGCCGCCATGTCCACGCCCTTGGGCATGATCAGGTCAGCGGTCGCAAAGGTGAAGGCGTCCTTGTGGTACAGCAGGCCCGTGTTGTCCGAGCCCGAGGCCGTGCCGGCGACAGTGATGGCCTTGGAAGCGCCGGGCGACACAAGCGTGACGTTCTGCGTCGCGCCCGAGGTCACCGGAGCCGGGGACACCGTAATGTTGCCGTTGCCGCCCGCCGAAGCCGCCGTGATGACGAACTGCTGCGGGATGCCCGTTGACGCCTTGGTCTCGGGATGCACCTTGATCACGTCGGCAATGGTGAACACGTCGCCCACAGCCCAGGTGCCGGTACCGGCGGTCACGGCGATGGTCGCCGAGCCCGAGGTGATGCCGGTGGAGGTGTTGACGACGTACGAACCATTGGCCGAGCCGCGCGTGTGGCCAGGCCACATGCTGTTCTCCGAGAAGTCAAAGCCCAGCGCGCGGCCAACGTAGCCCTCGCGGTACTGCTTGCTGATCTCACGCTGGTCGTTGAACAGCGACTTGGAGTCGGTCACCAGATTGACCATCTGCTGGCCGTCAAGGTTGGCGCTGCGGTTGTCGAGCGGGGTCAGCGAGTCCTGAAGGATTTTGCGCCCGTCGAGAACGTGGGCCAGGGTGAGCGCGGAACCTGAGTTCCACACGGCCTGATACACATCCTTGTACATCGCCATTGCGTCGTACTCGATGTTGGCCGCAAGGACCGCCATCGCCGGCTCAATGATCCGGGACGAGAAGTCGTCCAGGCTCAGGGTCAGTTCGGCAGACGAGAAGTTCACGTCCACGCCCTTTTGGGTCGCGACCTGAAGCGTCACGCTGGTCTCGGCGGTGTCCTGCGTCTGGATCACGGCGCCGGTGCGGACGGTGTACTGGTTCGGCAGGCGAATCTTGAGGCTGTCGCCGATCTTCGCGCCGGACTTGGCGAAGCTGTCATCGTACTGGCGGTTGATGCTGCCGACGAAGTTCAGCTTCTGATGCAGGACGCGCAACGCTTCACGCGTCACCGCCGTGGGTGTGAGAATGGTGTTAGCCATGACAAGATCCTTCTGGCCGCCGTAGCGGCACTGGGAGGGGCGGCGTCATCCGACGCTGCTGTTGCGGTTAACGCCCTCGGGCTTTCGCCACCTGAGCGTTGCGACGACGAATCCATTCGTCAGCGGGAAGGCTGTCGTCCAATCCGGCGCGGTACTGCCCACCTTTCGGGGATACAGTGGGCGCGGGCTGGACCTTGGCGATCTTGCGAACCTGATCCGTCTTGATCTGTTTGGACTCGTACTCGGCGACCTTGGCGCGAAGCTGGGCCAGTTCCGACAAGACCTTGAAGGTCCGAATGTCGGGCTCGCCGTCGTCGCTGATGAACGAGGCCTTGATCTCGTCCGGCGTGATGCCGTACGCGACCGCGACTTGCGCCACCTGCTGCACAAGCGCCGGGCCGTAGCCCTGCACCTCCCGAGAAAGAATCTTGTCCGCTTCCTGCAAGGTGGCCTCGGCGGCCTGGTCCTTTTGCAGACGGATCGCGGTTTCCTTTTCGGTGATTTCCGAGGTCAGTTGACCGACCTTGGATTCCAGCCCTCGCCATTGAGCCATCGCCTTGGCAACCGCACTCGCGCCGTACTGAGACTCGAATTGGTCCCAATCGAGCGACTGAAATTGCTGTAGCTGGCCCGTCAGGGTCTCAAGCTGGACCCGCTCGGTCAGGGTGGCGCGTTGAAGCTCGGCTTGCTGTTCGATCTCCGCATAGCGGGCGCCCAGGGCTTTACGTTGTTCCGCGACTTCCTGCGTCTTGCGGGTGTAGTCCGCCTGCATCATCAAGCCCGCTTTGAGCGTCTTGGGCAGAGCGTACTTTTTGCCGTCCCATTCGACTTCCTCGGTCTCTTCCTCCGGTTCGGCCTCGGGCTCGTCGCCTTCGGTCGCTTCGGTTTCCAAGCCTTCGGTCTGGTCTTCGGTCGTGGCTTCCGCCTCGGCCTCGACTCCCTCAGCCTCAAGGGCTTCCGGGTTGGTCTCGGTTTCGGACATTGGGTTCCTTCTCAGGGATTGCGGCGTCATCACGACGGCGCGGTGATCCGGGGTTGCCGGAATTGCTATGCGGCGCTGCTTACCTCACGCGGGAGCGGCGGCGGCTTCATGGCCTGGATGCGCTTGGTCTCGGCGTCGTAGGCTTTCACCTGAAGCTCCTGCGACTTAAGCTCGTACTGCGCCTTGAGTTGTTCGTTCTCCGTGGCGAGCGCCTGCATCTGCGACTGCATCTGCTGCATCATCGCCTGGACCTGCTCTTGCGGCGGCCCGGCTGGCGCACCCTCCGCACCCTCGCCGCGAAGCTGGGGCGGGAGCATCATCTCCATGCGCTCGGCAATCTCCTCCGCACCCGGCCAATCCAGGCTCTTGGCGAGAAGGTCGCCGATCAGCGGGGCCGCGTCGGGATAGGCGCGGATCAGTTCGATCATCTGCGTCGCAGCCTCTTCGCGCTGCGTCGAGAACGAAGGCCCGGCCTTGACCACGCAATCGTACTTGCCCGCGCCGAGGTCGTAGATTTTGCTGATCTCCTGGACCTGCCCGGTCTCAGGGTCCTTGACTTGCTCCGTCACCGGCTCGTTGACCTTCGCCATGTCGGGCGTGCCGTCGATGCCAAGCACACGAACCACGCGCGGGACCGAATAGACCTGCGGAATGAGGTCGATCAGCACCCGGCCCGCGTGACGGATGGCGCGGGACAGGTTGTCGATAAAGTGGAACGTCGAAACGTCGCTTTCGAGCTGCCGCTGGCGGATCGCAACGCCGCTGGTCTCGTTGGACCGCGCGCCCACACCCGCGTCGAAGATGCCGACCGTGGCCTTGATGTCGTCGGCGGCGTTCAGGGCCTCCTGTACCGCGCCAGCCGGGACGCCCGCGAAGGCTTGCCGTTGGGGCGGTGTGCCGCCGTCGTACTCAATGAACGCATGGCTTTGCGTGTTGGCCGACGCCCACTTGCCCGCATCGGTTACGAACGCGCCCTTGGGGCCAATGAACGGGGCCTTGGGGGCAAGCGCGACCAGCTCCGTCGCCGCCGTGCGCCAATAGTTAAACATCCGCTGGGCGTCCATCGCGCCTTGCGTCAGCGAGCGCCAGTAACGCTTGCCGCGATAGTTCACTTCCGTGCCATAGACCGGGATGATCGGAATGTATTTCCCCGCCCACTCGACCTTGGACAGTTCCTCCGCGCCGGACATGAGGCGCTGCACCACCTTGTGAGACTTCACGTCCCGCTCGGCGGTCACCTCAAGCCCGATGGCGTCGAATAGCTCCTTCTGCGCGGCGTAGTCGGCGGCATCCATGACCGTGCCGTCAGACAGAAGCACAATCGACCGCTTGACCTCTTCGCGCTTCCACCACTCCGCAATCATCACCTGATCGCCGTCGCGCCAGGGCGAGCCCACATCGCGCCATGCGTCGTCTTCCCAATCGACCGGATCGGCGCCCTTGAAGCGCTTTTCAAACTCGGCCTTCGAGATGTTGTCCGTAACGAACGCGACGTTCCAATCGCTCGAATCCGCCGCCGTGGAGTCGCAGTCGCCGTACACGCTGAGCGCGTTAGCGATGCGCTCGATCACGATGTCCTGTTCGAACGTGTCATCGGACGTGTAGGCGGTGTTGATGCGGAAGTAACCGAACCCACCGAACACGGCCTGCTCAAGCGCGGTGTCGTAGGCAACCTCGGCGTTGGACGATGCTTCGATGTTGCGGATCAGGCCGCTGAAGATTTCCGCCGTCTCAGGGTCGGCGTTGTCATCCGAGGGGCTGACGATGATGCCCGGCTTGTTCTGGCGGGCGTCGTTGACAACCTGCCGGCCAAGCACGGCCAGGCGGTTAACGGTGAGGCAAGGGCGCCCGTCTAGTTCACGCTGGCGGCGCACGGCCTCAGGCCATTGCTCCTCCATCATCGCAAAGGCGATGTTCGTGTCGAACTGTTGGCGGGCCTGTGACTCATACTCTGCGATATGGTCGAAGGCTTCGCGGGCTTCCTTGATCTCGTCCATCAACCCATCCAGCCTCCCGCCCCGACGTAGTTCTGCTTCGGCTTCCGCGCGATCAGCGGTTCTTCATACGCCACCGCCAGAAGCCCAAAGGCGTCCGCGCCGTGTGATGACCAATCGTGCTCAGGCCCGAGGCCAATCTCGCGCTTGTCGTCGCGGCGTTCGTGGTACGCGCCCAACACCTCAAGCCCGTCCGCCGTCGTCGCTTCGTTGAACCACATTCGCGGGAACAACCGCCGCCCGGCATCAATCCGAAGCATGGCCGCCGATGGCCCCTGGTTGCGGATCACCTCAACGTCGAAGCCGGCTTCCCGCGCCTGGTCCTCGTAGCTCTTGCCGTTGTGGTTCTCAGGGCCGACCCTTGAACCGTCGTGCGGGAGGTAAACCATGCAGCCGCGATAGCCGCGCTGGCGTAGCTCCTCGAAGTAGTAGCTAGGCGGCTGGCCCGAGCCCTCGATGTAGTCCAGCAGGGTGATCTTCTGACCCACCCATTGAGCCACCCAGATCGCCGTATGGTCGCGCCGGCCAAGGTCCCAGAAGGTCCGTATCGCCATGTTCGGATCGCGAGCAACGAAGCCTATGCGGTTTTCCTTCCGCGCTTGCGTCAGGCTTGCCGCGTAGTAAGCGCCTTCTGTCACCTTGGCGTAACCGCCTTCCCAAATGTGGTCGTATTGGTCGGGCCGGGCGGCTTGATCGTCCAGCCGCTCGCGCTCCAGCTCAACCGGGAACCACGGATTGTCCGACCAGTTGGCCCTGACCACTTGGGCGCCGGTCGGCAAATGCTCGCCCCTCAGAAGCGTATCAACCGGGTCGGTCTTGCGGTTCGGGTTCCATGAAAACCAAAGCTCCGAAGCCTTGGCGCGGATCGTCGGGCGGAGAAGCGTCAGGCTTCGCGCGCTCAGGCTTTGGGCCTCTTCAACCCAGGCCCGCTGAAACCCCTCCAGCGACTTGATGCTTTCCGCCGTGTGGTCCTGCATCCCGACGAA